GGGTGGACTTTGAAGATCGCGCCCCCGCTAATTTAGGGTAGGAGGATACGACGATGGCTAAGCGTGAAGAGTATCGGGTGCCACCCCGTGGCACGTTCCAAGGGTTCCGCTACGACACCGGGGAAAACCTCTACATGACCGGCAAGGAGTGGAATGAGTTGGCTCAGCAACGCAAGTTCATATGGAAGAAAGTAGGTGACCCACGCGAGGGCATCAAGGACTTGTGCGGTGGGGGCTACGAGGTATGGATTTGATTTTTGTAACGGTCTTTGATTTTTGTAACGGTCTTTGATTTTTGTAACGGTTTTTGATTTGACTTTAGTGTTAAGATTCCTTAACATATACAGCGTTGGTTAGTGGTAAGAGTTACCCGCCGCCAAGCGTTACAAACTTGTAACGGCGGGGTTTTTTCCAACACGATTTACGGAGGATACGACGATGAGTGTTCAACTTGAGAATCCGCAGCACATCACGACGCTGCGCGACTGTGCCATGCAGGGCAGCGTTCAGGTACGCATCTGGCTTGGCGAGGTGGGCGATGAGGGTCTGAGCGACGAGGTGACTCAGGCCAAACGTGCCGAGCGTGGCGCGGCCAAGGTCGTCAAGAATCTTTTGGTTGGTTGTCCTGAACACGATGCGATCAAACGTGCGCGGTCACACGCCTACAACTGGTTCAAGCAGAAGTCTTTCCCGTATGCGGGATCGTTGGGACTGATCCCCAACATGCGTATCGCAGCGGTGCTGTCTGAGTTTGAGAACACGATCAAACCTGACTTCGACAATCTCGTGGACAAGTTCATGTTGGCGTACGCGGACATCAAGTCGAACTATGCATTCAACATGCAGGGCAAGATGTACAACGCCAATGATTACCCTGACCCCGAGGTGGTGCGTAGCAAGTTTGATATCAATTTGTTTGTGCAGCCGATCCCCGAGTCAGACTTTGCCAACCGCATGTACACCGAGGTCGCAGATCAACTCTCGCAGCACTACGCTACACAAGCCGAGCGATTCATTCGCGAGACAGGTGAGCAGCAGTTGGGTCAGTTGACTAAGGTCATGCAGTCGCTGTCGCACTGCTGCGAGATCGACGTGAGGCAGGGAGACAACGGTGAGACTAAGGTCACGCGCCGTCGCTTGCACGAGTCTACGTTGGAGAAGGCCATCGAGTACTGCGATACTTTCAGGCACTTCAATCCCTCTGGCTCCGACAAGTTGGAAGGCATACGTTCAGAACTTGCACGAGTATTGGCAGGCGTTAACATCAATACTCTGCGCGAGTCAGACTCACTACGTGCCACGGTGAAGTCTGAGGTCGATGACATCATGAAGAAGTTTGGCATCTGATCGTAACAAGTTGTTACGACGTACAACCCACATACACAACGAGGATACTTCGATGACCGCTATCAACATTCGTCGCACTGTGGACATTCCCGGTGCTGTCCGTTTGGTTCTGACCATCGGCGCTACGTCAACCGTCATCCTGCTCAGCGAGCCGGGTGTGGGCAAGACGAGTACGCTGCCGCTGATCGCATCAGAGTTCGGTGACAAGTGGCGCAAGGTGGGCGACTACTATCCCGACGACAAGTACGAGTACTGCTACATCGACTGCCCCAACAAGCGTGACGGTGATCTCTTCATGCTCATGCCGGAGCGGGCAACGCAAACGATTGAGCAGTACACCACGAGCGTGGTCAACATGAATGACCCGCGTCCCAAAGTAATCCTGCTCGACGAGGCGTTCAAAGTTCTCAAGAGTATGCGTCCGCTCTTCACGCGACTGATCTTGGAGCGGTGCTTTGGTGACAAGCCTCTACCCAAGGGCAGCATTGTGTACGCCACGTCGAACAACCCCGAGGACGGTATCGGTGATTCGTTCGCAGCGCATGACGCTGACCGTGTGGTGTTCATCAATCTGCGCAAGACCACGGCAGAGACGTGGGCCAACGGTTGGGCAGCGGAGAACGGCATCAGCGGTATCACCCGCGCATGTGTGGCGATGAACCCGCGTGTCATGGCGAGTTACATGGATGGCGTGACGACGGCAGACAACCCGATCATCTTCCACCCCAAGACCAACCCGACCCGCTATGCCTCGCCGCGTTCGATCGCAGCAGCGGATGTGCCTGTGCGCAATCGCGTGGTGCTTGGAGAGGATTTGACGTGGGCTGCTGTTGAGGGTGCGACCAACGCTGCATATGCACAGTTGCTCATGTCGTTCATTGCACTTGAGAAGGAGTTGGTTGACCCACGCAAACCACTTGAAGATCCGACTGGCACGATACTGCCTGACAACCCGGCGGCGTTTGTTCTGCTCATGTACAACATGTCAGATCTGATTCAGTCGCAGGATCAGTTGTCGAACGCGATCACTTACATCGAGCGTAGTAACTCACGTGAGATGCAGTCAGTCTTCATGTCGATCATTACAGACAACAAGCGCACGACTAAGTTGGGCAACGCCAATGGCAAGTTGCAATCGTGGATGACTAAGAACTACCGGATCGCCCGGTAAGGAGGCAATCATGTTTCCCATGCCCAAGACAACGCCGACCCCGGTCGACATCGACCGACTCAAGGAACGCCTCACCAAGGCGCACGTGAAACTCATCACTCATCCGGAGACGATGCTATATGGCAGCGTCATCCTGATGGGCAAGAGCGAGATCGTGGACTACCTCCCGACTGCTGCAACGGACGGTCTCAACTGTTACTACGGTGCAGAGTTCTGTGCCAAGCAGAACGATGCGCAGTTGCGGTTTGTCGTCATGCACGAGAAGGGTCACATCGTGTTGCGTCATCTGCTGCGACACAAGGACTACTGGTTGGAGGATGCACTGACTGCCAACAAGGCAGCGGACTACGCCATCAACGGTCTGATCATGTCGCTCAATGACAAGACGCTTTGCGAGCAGCCGACTGTGCCCATGCTGTACGACGCTAAGTACAACGGTTGGTCATTTGGTGAGATCTATCGTGACTTGCGTCAGCAACAGCCCCCGCCTCCCCCGCCGCCCGAGGAAGAGTGCGAGGACAGCGACGAGGAGATCAACGGCAGCGGCAAGGGTAACCCGCAGGACTCCGACGACAGCGGTGATGAGGACGGTGCAGACGACGGCAACAATCAGGGCGGTGGTGCGCGTCAGCCGTGTCAGCCCGAGCCGGGTGAAGAGTTTGGTGGTCAGGGTCAACCGTTCGACTACCACGACTGGAGCGCGACCGACAACATGTCGCAGAAGGAAGTGCAGGAGATCAGCGATCAGGTGGCCCGTGCGATTGAGCAGGGTGGTCTGATCGCAGGTAAGGCGGGACGTACCGTGCCACGTGTGGTGACTCAGGCACTCGCACCCAAGGTTGATTGGAAGACGCAAGTGCAGGAGTTTGTGAACTCGCACACACAAGGCAGAGACGATGACATCTCGCTGCGCCGCCTCGACCGACGATGGCTTGACGTGGACTTGATCGTGCCGACGACGATTGCCGAGACGGTGGGCGAGATCCTGTATCTCTCCGATACGTCAGGGTCGATCAGCGACAGCCAGAACGCGGAGGCTATCGGTGAGTTGGCACACCTTGCGCAGACTGTTCAGCCCGAGCGTGTGCGTGTGCTGTGGTGGGATCATATGGTGCATGGTGAGCAGGTGTTCACGCCGGATCAGTTCGACAGCATTCCCAAACTGGCGAAGCCTGTGGGCGGTGGCGGTACGCGAGTGACATCGTGCGCTGAGTACGTCCACGAGAAGAACATCAAGGCTGACTGCGCCATCGTGATGACTGATGGCTACGTGGAGGGCGACATCGACTGGCAGAACATGCCGCCGACGTTGTGGATTGTGACGGCTAACAAGGACTTCAATCCGCCGACTGGCCGGGTTGTGTTCATTGACTAACAACAGAGGATACGACGATGAAGACAGATATCTTTCACCCAAGCGTATCGATGGACGAGCGTCTCTTGCTGATGAAGTCCGATGCGTACCGATTCGTCCTGCACGTGACGGCGAACATGCCGCATCTTCTGGTGGGCAGGGCGCGGACTATCACAGCAGCGAAACCTAGTGTGATCTTCTGCTTGGAGAACGGCACCAACGTGATGAAGTTGGACTGGATCGGCACGTGGCAGTTGTTGATATCGTGCGGGCCGACCAGCAACGCATGGACTACTTACGTGGAGTCCGAACGTCTGATGTATGTCGCCAAGGCAGTGTGCAATCCGCAGACCAAGGTGCATCAGAAGTTGTGTAGCGTTATAGCGTTTGCACGAGACATGACCGGCATTGAGCGCAACATGGTGCTGACATGCGTACGCAACGCGAACTACAAACTGCTGAACTCCCGACGTACGACGTTGAACTACCGAGATTTGCTGAACTCCGATCAGATCAGCACGTTGTTGAAGGTCTACTTCAGCGAGATGACTCCGCTCAACGTAGCGCACGAACATCGTCAGGCTTTCCAGACGGTGCGAGAGGCACGGGAGCGAGCGAGGAATGTTGTCAACGAGATCAAGACGGCGATGCAGGACATGTTCGCTACGCCTAAGTGGTTGGTCGCATACATGCCGGGTCATGGCTACCGCGTGAGCGGGGTGGACGTGTCACTCACGTGGCCGGGAATTATTGATAGCGGACAAGCGACGAGGGATCTGGCGCAGCACTATGTATCGACTCATCCCGTACAGTTCTACAGGACGTTGGATGCTATGCCCGAGGATGTCAGGGACAAATTCATGGGCAGACTGACGCTGACCAAGATGCACATGCAGGGGCGCTATCCCTCGCTGCAATACAGTGTCGAGCCGCACGACATGGTTCCGACAGGTTTGGGTAACGAAACTATCGTGTGCGACGAGTTGGGATCGGTGTTGTTGGGCATGAATGACACTTCTGTGCTGATGGTCAATCAATGAGTGCAGTGGCTTGCGCGGTATTGGTGGACGTTCGACCTGATACTTATCAGGTCGAACTCTTTGATGGCAGCGGCATCCGGCGCTACCTGACAGACGACACGCTGCCCGAGGAACTCAAATGGAAGTTGGGTATGTTGATGTTTGGACTGGACGATGACGAGGTGGGTTACAAAGTCCACGGTGACAATCGGTACGTAATTAAGATTACGGATAAAACATTACAGACGATACAGGGACTAAGAGATGACGCCGGAAGCAAAGGTCAAGGCTAAGGTTAGAAAGATTCTGGATGAGATGGGCGCGTACTACACGATGCCAGTTACAGGGGGCTACGGGAACAGCGGAGTGCCCGATTTTGTTGGGTGCTTGCGCGGTAAATTTTTTGGAGTAGAGTGTAAAGCGAACGGTGGGAAGCCTACCGCGCTTCAGTTGAAGCATCTCAATGACATCCGGTGCGCGGGTGGCATTGCATTAGTGGTTGATGAAACAAACGTAGTGAACCTACGCAAGGAGTTGAGTTGTGAACAAGAGTGATCGCATTCGTCGCCTGTTGGCGAAAGGTTTGAGCGTCAGCGAGATTGCCAAGCGTCTAAAGGTGAAGCCCAACCTTGTACATCAAGTGAAGTGGGCAGATGAGAAAAAGCCTAGCGGAAAGGCTACGTTCAAAAGCCCACGGTCTAAGTTGATCCAGTCTGTATTCCAGACAGTCAAAGATATTCAACCGGCGAAGCAGCGTTTTGCTTCTTCCAAGGATTTTAGTCCTCAGAAATTACTTGCTGAGTTGGAAGCAGCAGAAAAGAAACTTGATCTCGTCAACAAGCCGCCGCACTACAAGACGGGTGGCGTTGAGACTATCGACTTCATCGAAGCGAAGGACTTGAACTATCGACTTGGCAACGTGGTGAAGTACGTTGTGCGTTGCGGGAAGAAGGTGGGGAGCGACCCCGTGCAGGATCTGGAGAAGGCCCGCTTCTACTTGGAGCGTGAGATTGAGGCGCGGAGGAATGCATGACCGAGAAAGACTACCTCCCGCAATACGCTGCTGAAGCGGTAAGGGATTTAATGGAGGGAGCAAACCGTTCAAAAGTATTTGCTAAATTAAATTATGGCGAGCAGCGAAAGGAATACATGCAGATGTATTTCGCCAACCTTGTTGTCGCGGATTTGTTGCGACGAGCCGAACACGTTGTGCTTCCTCCGAACGGGGAAATTTATCGGGACAACAAAAATACGGGGCCGACGAATCAGGAGTGCGCTTCTCTAACAGGGTTGCCCGCTCCGATTACCTCATTTGAGTTCGCGTGGACGCATAACATGGATGGGCCTTTAAATCCTACGTACGAGTATCGCGGCGAGGAGTCGCGATTAGAGAACCCACCGAAGCGAATTACTTTGGTATTGGACGAGAAACAATTAAGCCCAGAAACAGTAAAAGGAAATGACAAAACGCGGATCGTGTTTTATAGCGTTTGTTACTACGAGTCCATAAAGAAATGGACTTTTTCTCCTCACTCGCTAACGATATTCGATCCGTTTGAGGTTAAAAGGTTTGACGACAAGCCAAAGGGATGGGCGGCTGAAGCGCAAGTTTTTGACATACTGACAGCCCAATACATAGATCATAAAGATATAGACCGGGGTGCAGCGGTCTTCAGTGAGTACCAAGGAGACATCAGTCTCGTGGTGCAAGCCTGTCATGCATTACGTGTCGGCGCGACTCTGGAGGCTCGCAAAGAAAAGTCCTACACGCGCTCTCGCACGTTTGAAAAGGCGGGCGTAGGTGGTTTCGAGTATCACGTACTGAAGTTACCGTACGGCACAGTCAAAGAGACGTTGGGTAGCCGCTGTGGTAACAGCGGTGGTGAGCGAGACGGCCCGAGGTATCACTTCCGTAGAGCGCACTTGCGTAATCTATCCAAAGGAACTCAGACGTTTGTACGCTCGTGCTTTGTAGGCAACCGCGACAAGGGCGTGGTGGAGAAAGAGTACAAACTAGACAAGGGGGCAGCAGCATGATCACGTGGCTAAAAAATATATGGCGCAAATGGATGTGGGATGTGGAGCGGGAAAGGATGCGAGTGCCGCCGCCTGATTGGGCGGCGAAACGTAGCGGGAGAGAATACTGGTGAGATCATTAAACGATACGTATCACACAGGACTTAAACTTCTTGAGGAAGACAAGTGTGAAGAAGCCATAAAATTATTTGACGACATAATCCCGCTACGTCCGTTGGTGGCTGCTGCTTACGTGCAACGAGGACGATGCCATTGGGAGATGAAGCGTTGGGACTTGGCACTGCCTGACTTTGAGAACTGCTTACGCATCGACCCTGAGAATGGGGATGCCAAGTGGACAGTGGGCTTGATTAACCTACAACTTGGTAACTTTGCGCGTGGGTGGGAGTACTACGATAGTCGATGGGATACTGAGACATTTAAATCCCCACGGCTGAAGACCCGACTCCCGGCGTGGGAGCGCGGCAAGGGCTACAAGTCTGTGCTTGTCTGGTGTGAGCAAGGCGTTGGAGATCAGATGATCTACGCTTCACTGCTGAACGCCGTCAAGAAAGAGACTGAGAAGGTCACGGCGATGGTAGACATCCGGTTGGTCAACATGCTTCAGCGGGCAAACCCTGACATCAACTTCATTCGCCACGATAGTAAGGTACAGAATTCAGAGTACGACTCGCAGATTCCGATTGGCAGTTTGGGTAGACATTTCATTAACGAAGCGGCTGACATCAAGAAGCACAGGTCTGTCAGTTACATCTATCCTGACCGTAGCCGTCTGGATCACCTACAACAGGAACTCAAGATTCAGCCCGACGATTTTGTGATCGGTATCTCGTGGGCAAGCACTGCTGAACGCATTGGAAATCATAAAAGTATCAAACTGAAAGATTTAGAACGTCTTTGGGAAATCCCGAACGTCAAGATCGTGAACCTGCAATACGGAAAACCTGACCACGATATAGAACCGTTTGAGAAAGAGACTGGTAAAATAATTCATCAAACGACCGTGGGTAATTTCTTCGACTTGGAAGGCGTGGTTGCCATCATGTCGATGTGTAATGCCGTGGTGTCTGTATCAAATGCGAACGTGCATCTGGCAGGAGCGTTGGGCGTACCGACGTATGTGCTTGACGCTAACAAGTTGTGGTATTGGAATCACAAAGAAGGCGACACAAGCCTTTTCTATCCGAATGTAAAACTGTACACACGTGATCATTTGAACGCGCCGTGGAACAGACAAGTTAGAAACATATTTAAGGAGTTAAAAGACCGTGCATTATCCAGACATAAATAATGACGACGACGTTTCCTACCTTGATGTTAAGCCCGGTGATCTGGTTCCGATACCCGAGCAGCAGAAAGTGTGGGCTACGATCAGTGATGATCTAAAACTTGAATACATCGACTGGAAGATGATCGAAGAGTTGGCGGCTCACTTTGACGTTCTGCATAAGAAAGGCGAACAGAAAACAGAAAGCCACGTAATCTGCAAACTACTGACGTTGGTGCGTGAGCAGACGAGGAAGGAATGTGGACAGGCCAGTAATTTATGACTCTAAACTTGGAGACTACATCCGCGTCTATAAAAATTATTTTGCCTTAGATTTCTGCGACGACGTTGTTAAAGACATTAGCAAAGAGCCTTGGGAGAAACATGCTTACTACAACAATGTAGTGAAGCAGTACAAGACTTACAGCAACGATCTTTCCACTAGTTATGCAGAGGTAAAAGGTAAAAAGTTTATAGACGATGAGATGGGCAAGGTCTTCAGGCGTTACATAAATGAAGACATGGCTCACATAAGTTGGTTTAACGATATAGACGATTGTTCAGAGATAAGATTTAACAGGTATGACCCGTTCACTGAAATGCGAATTCACTGCGACCACATCAAACTGCTATTTGATGGAGAGCGCAAAGGCATACCAGTATTAAGCGCGGTAGGACTTTTGAATAAAAAGTTTGTGGGTGGAGACTTTTTTATTTGTGATCAAAAAGTAGAGTTATCAACCGGGGACGTAATAATTTTCCCGAGTAACTTTCTTTACCCACATAACGTAACGCCAGTTAAATCTGGAATACGATACAGTTTTGTTTCTTGGGCTTGGTAACTGAAGGAGTTTTTATGGACGTTAGTTTTGGCAAAGATCCCGTTCCTCACATGCTGATCAGCGATTTTTTTGCGCCCAACGAATATGACGTTGTGTGGCACGAACTGATGTGGCTGAAGCCGAAGTTGAAAGAGCGGGAAAGATATCTCGCAGATGAAGCAGACAAGGCCGTAAAGTTTACTGAGTATGGTTTGGCTATTGAAGAACTTCTTCAGCACAACAGAAGATTCTCAGACACGGTTCTTTGCTACAACAAGATTTTTTCTGACTTGTTGGCAGAGCAACTCGTAAAGTTTGATCCTATTTATAACTACACAAGAAACGTGACTAACAACATCACGGCTGTGCGGTTATTCAACAACTTTGATACTTGGACCAAACACAAAGACGCTGCGCTTTTCACATGCATTTGTCACATGAATAAACTGCTTTCGCCTGCTAGGGGCGGTGCGTTGGTGTTTAGTGAGTCTGGCAAAGAGATTGTGTTGAAAGACAATCAGCTAATCATGTTCCCGTCATACATTGACTATGAGTTCACCACTGTTGAGTATGACAACGACGACGATTTTAGTTTCTTGCTTACCAGATTGATGTGGTGATTTGTGGAACTTGTTGATCTGTTTCCAACCGCTGTGGGTGTTACGAAGTTAGGTAGAGACCTGACTGCGGAAGAAAGCAAATTTTTGCTTGGACAGGAGTTTGTTAGAGACGAGATCAACAGTAAGAACCACTACGTTCTTGAAGACCCATCGGTGTCAAGAATTAAACTGTTCATTATGAAGAGTGCTGATGACTACTTGAACAGCGTGTATCGACCTACGAGACCTGTAAAGTTACGGATGACTCAATCTTGGACTAACAAACTTTCAAGACACAGAACGCATCCACCACACTGCCATTCAAACTCTTTTATCAGCGGCGTCTTCTACATCAAAGCGATGAAAGAAGTTGACAGGATTACTTTCATAAACATGGTTCAGAAAAGTTTGATTCCAGATATACGGGAGTCAAGTAAGTACAACAATTACTACTGGGAAATTCCCGTTGACACAGGAATGCTTTTATTCTTTCCTTCAACTTTGTTTCATGCTGTCAATCCACTCAAACATGAAGGGCCACGCATTAGCCTGTCTTTTAACTTGTTTCCCGCGTCGAGTATGGGTAACGAAGACAGTCTCACCTATCTTAATTTTTAAGTAACATGTACTTCATACCGCCAAGTCAAGACCCGCAAAGAGATAGCGTCTCTTACGCATTTTTAGATGACGTATTTACTGCGGAAGAACTCAGGATGATTGAGTCACTGGGCGAAAAGTTGCGCTTATCGAATGCGGATATTGCAACGACATCTGGAAAAGATGTTGTGAACAACAAAACCAGAAAGAATAAGTTGGGATGGATACACATATCCAAAGAGACTGAATTTATATACTCAAAAATATCTCGGGCTGCTGCGGCGCTTAACGCAAGGTACTTTGGCTTAAACATAAGTGGGATGTACGAGCCACTACAGTACACACTGTATAACGAAAGTGGTGATCATTACGGATGGCATGTTGATCTGCATCCACAGACGTTTGTTCCAAGAAAGTTAAGCGTGGTGGTGATGCTTTCGGAAAGTAGGGAGTTCAAGGGTGGCGACTTGCAACTTATGACCGAACAGGAGCCGACCACTTTGGAGAACAAGAGAGGAAGAGCGTACGTCTTTCCAAGTTACGTCCTCCATAGAGTCGTGCCTGTTACTCAAGGTACAAGAAAGACCATAGTCGCTTGGGTTGGCGGCGAAAAGTTTAAGTAACTATGAACGCTTCAGTACATTGTGAAAGGCTGTTTCCTACATACGTTGTCTACTCAGACAATCATGGTGTAGTGAATGACGGGTTAGTTAGTCTTTCTAAAAAGATAATTGAGGATCACAGCGACGTTCCGTTCTTCAGTCCTTGCTATAGCACAGTCAACACGTTCGATAACGTGTTAGAGATTCCTGCGTTTAGCGAGATAAAGAAAGCCATAACGCGCACGTTGACGGCCTACATTGATAAGACAAAGATCAAGAAAGATCGGCTGATGTTTGCGAGTTCTTGGTTAAATTTGTATCAACAACACGGATACCAAGACCTGCATTTGCATGGCGAAAGCGTGATCTCTGGAGTGATTTATATAAAAAGCGATGGTAACGGGGATCTGATGTTTCAGTCTCCATATCATTTCTATCAGTCAACACAGCCTAGTTTTGAAGAGATCAATCAAGATAATTGTTGTAACGTAAAGTATGAATCAAAGGTAGGCAGGTGTTTTATTTTCCCTAGCCATTTGATGCACAGAACATTACCGGCAACGTCAGAAAGAATCAGTCTTAGTTTTAATATTATTTACGATAAAAGTAGGGTGCGAACATGAACAGGCCAAATGAGTACATCGTTGACCGACTGAACGAGCGGATCAGCGACTTGGAGAAAGAACTTCTGGATGAGAAGTCTGCCAAGACCGACATGATCGTTGCTGAGATTATGTTAGCGGTGGTGTGCTTCTGTGCGGGCTGCGTTGTGGGCGCGGTGTACCTGTGACTGTTGATAATCAGTCACCACCGGGTTCGTGGCAGCGTGAGATAGAACTGCAACCGTGGAAGTACAAGCAGGAAGAAAAAGTCGGTTGGGCGTTATCCGAGATGCGGCTGCGGGGCATGTTCAAGGAAGCGGACATTCTCGTTCAAGAAATTACTGCGTTGAAGGCAGAGGTGGAGAGTCTCCGTGCAAGTCGAAAATGACATACTGGATTTGATCCGCGATCTTCCGAGCGAGATCAACGATGCATCGACCACGACAGAGATGAAGTTCTTGACCGTGGGTGGTGTGTTGTGGGCCTGTCACGATGAGATCAAACGACTGCGGGAAGAGATAGCGGAATTAAAAAAGGGTGGTAAACGTGGCGTTCGTAACACTTGACTTTGAAACTTATTACTCCAACGAGTTCAGTCTGAAGAAACTGACGACCGAAGAGTACATCAATGATCCGCGCTTTGAGGTTATTGGCGTAGCGATAAAGATTGATGATGAGCCTGCGCGTTGGTATTCCGATGACATACAGAAGGTTTTGTCTGAGATTGATTGGGGCAATTCAGCGGTGCTGTGCCACAACGCTCAGTTCGATGGAGCGATTCTGGCGTGGCGCTACGGGATCGTGCCCGCAAAGTATTTCGATACGCTGTGCATGGCTCGTGCGATACACGGCGTAGATGCAGGAGGGTCGCTAGCCGCACTGGCGAAACGCTACGACCTTGGAGAGAAAGGTACAGAGGTGGTCGATGCTTTGGGTAAACGTAGGCAGGATTTTACTCCTGCCGATCTTCATCGTTATGGCAGTTATTGCATTAATGACGTTAATCTTACTTTTGCCTTGTTTAGTTCTTTTATCTCAAATTATTTTCCCCAATCGGAACTCAACCTAATTGATATGACGCTGCGTATGTACACGCAGCCGACGCTGCACGTGGACGATGCGCTGCTTGTCACGCGGCTTGATGAGATCAAGAAAGAAAAGTCCGAATTACTACAAGGCTTGATGTCTCGTCTCAATTGCACAACTGAGGAAGAGGTTCGTGCGAAATTGGCAAGCAATCCGCAGTTCGCTGCTCTATTGATTGAACTAGGTGTTGATGCACCGAGGAAGATCAGTCCGACCACAGGCAAGGAGACATGGGCGCTCGCCAAGAACGACGAAGGGTTTATCGCTCTGCAAGAACATGAAGACTCTTTTATACAACAGTTATGCGCTGTGCGCTTGGGCACCAAGTCCACTATTGAAGAGTCTCGTATAGAAAGATTCATACATATCGGAGCGCGGAATCGAGGACGATTACCTATCCCGCTCAAGTACTACGGCGCACATACCGGGCGATGGGCCGGGGCAGATGCCGTCAACTTCCAGAACTTGCCGAGCCGTGACAAGAAAAAGAAGGCGCTGAAAAATTCGGTGATGGCGCCCGCTGGGAACTTTGTCATCAACTGTGACAGTAGTCAGATTGAGGCGAGAGTACTTGCGTGGCTTGCCGGTCAGAAAGATGTCACCGAGCAGTTCCGACGTGGCGATGACGTGTATTCGGTGTTTGCATCCAAGGTCTATGGACGCTCCATCAGCAAAGCGAACCCGGTCGAACGCTTTGTCGGAAAGACCTGCATTCTAGGTTTGGGTTACGGCACAGGCGCTGCCAAGTTACGGCATACCCTCAAGACTCAGCCGCCCGGTGCAGAGATTGACGAGGACGAGGCCAAGCGCATTGTGTCGGTGTATCGAACAGAGAACGACAAGATTCCCGAACTCTGGAGCGAGTGCGACCGTGCGTTACATCACTTAGCAGAATGGCCGTCTGGCACTAATGAGTACACGCTAGGTGAACACGGATGCGTCCGGGTAACACCACATGGGATAAGACTTCCTAATGGCTTGTATATCCAATACCCAAAACTACGCATGAGCGGCGGAAAGTTTATCTATGACTCCCGCAAAGGCGTGGTCAACATTTGGGGTGGGGCGATGGTCGAGAACATCGTGCAAGCCTTGGCGCGGATCATTGTGGGTGAGCAGATGCTAGCCATCAATGTGCGATACCGCCCGGTGTTGACGGTGCATGACGCTGCGGTGTGCGTAGTACCGAAGGCAGAGGTTGAAGAGGCAGTTGAATTCATCAAACAGGTCATGTCTACTCCTCCAGAGTGGGCACCGGGACTACCTGTATCCTGCGATGCTAAGTACGGAGAGTCGTACGGGGAGTGTTAGTTATGGATTTGCAATCGCTAAAAGAAGACTGGGAACATACTATCCATCACGAGGGCGGGACATGTCCTGTCTGTGATCGGTGGGGCAAGGTTTATGGACGCACTATCAACATGACGATGGCTCGTTCATTGATTTGGCTGTGCCGAGAGGCATCCAAAAACATATCTGAATGGGTTGATGTACCCAATACTGCGCCACGTTCTGTGATCCGTACGAATCAACTACCTACGTTGGCATGGTGGGGACTTGTTGAACGCTGCCCCAAGAACGATGCAAACAAGACCAAGTACAGCGGCTTGTGGAGACCAACTGAAAAGGGTTGGAAGTTTTATCGCGGACAGATCAACGTCCCACACAAAGTCTTTACTTACAACAATGAGGTAGAAGGATTCAGTGATAACCTCGTGTTTATTAACGAGTGCTTTGAGACAATGTTTGATTACCAAGAAGTAATGTCGAGTAATTTTGATGATTAAGTGGTCCTTCTCTGGTCTAAAACAATTCACGAACTGCCCTCGCCAGTACTACGAGGTCAAGGTTCAGCGTAACTTTGAGACTAGAGAAACAGAGCAGATCAAGTACGGCAAAGAAGTCCACAAGGCTTTAGAAGATTACGTACGAGACGGCACCCCGTTGGTAAAGAACTATCAACGATTCAAGCCTATGGTTGATGCTTTGTTGCTATCGGACGGCGACCGACACGTTGAATACGAGATGGCGTTGGACATCAACAAGAACCCCTGCGGCTTCAATTCGCCGGATTACTGGGTGCGGGGGATTGCCGACTTGCTGATTGTGTCTGGTGATAAGGCGTACATTGTGGATTACAAGACCGGCAGTGCGCGTTACCCTGATCCAAAACAGTTGAAACTGATGGCACTCATGGCGTTTGCACATTTTCCGCAACTGCAAAAGATCAAAGGCGGGTTACTGTTCGTCATGCACAACGCATTCATTACGGATGCTTACGAACGAGATCAAACCGAAGAGCTATGGTCAGCTTTCCAAGGTGATCTTTTCAGACTGACAAACTCATATGAAAACAACATGTGGCCTGCGAATCCGACACCGCTTTGTGGGTGGTGTCCTGTAGCAACCTGTGAATTCCAGAAGGAGCGATAACATGCCTTACGTGAACAAATCGAGACCGTACAAGAAGGAAT